GGGGACGATCTTCGGTACATTGGTTTTCCACATTCGGGGCATGTTAAGTCTGCGCAGTGTCCACTTGGATTGTTCATGACGTAACCACATGATCGACAATAGCATTTGTCGGGTGGGGGTGTAACGGTCTTACTGGGTGCGGGTGGTGTTACTGGTGCTATTTGTTCCTTTTCACGCCACTGTGAAAAACATATTGCCTGTATCTGTTTAGGGTCGCGTTCGGGATCTGTGTGGGTGAGGTCGCTTATGCATCGGCTGATGAAGTCGCCCTGAGTCTCTCCACTTCGGGGCTCAGGAACCGGCATATGGTATACCTCGTTTTACGGCTCTCATTCGTCGAACACACTCTCGCCATGTGGGATAGCTTTTACATTGACTACCTGTCCGCAGTACCGTGTTGTCGGCATAACAGTAGAGGCCGCAACAGGTTTGGACTCCTGGGGGTGGTGATCCGACGTAGGGACACAGTGTTCGCGTGGACTCTGGTTTCGGTGGCTCTGGTTCCGGCTCTTCTATAGGTGCCAAGAAGTTTATGCTTGGAACTATCGAGTAGATGGGTTCCGGTGTATCTTCATCAGTTGGTGTCCATGTTACATCATCGTCGTCGAGAATATGTTCCTCTATGACATCTATTATGGGTTCAGGTTCTGGGGGTTTTGGGTAGACTTGTAGGTAGCGGGTGCATTCGCCCCACAGTTCATCGTTGTTGCAGATGGTGGTGTCGCCTACCTTCTTTTTCCGTCCCTTGGCGACGCAGAACCAACCAGTGCAGCCAGAACAGCTTTTAGACCGTTCGTATATTAGGAATTCACATCGAGTCATTATATTACCTCACATATTTTTGCTAATTGAATTAAGAACCCTATTACCACGGTTGGTGAAAGAATCCACTTAATGATAGCCGACACTGTGCCTAGTTCGGCACGAAGTGTCGCAACGGCTATCTCTAGTTGATGGTGGTGTTCATTGAGTATATAATAGCTTTTCTGGATGGCTTGATAGTTACCGGCTAACTCAGTGATGCGTTCCTCAACATGCTCTATTTTTTGGTGGAGCACCGCTATCTCTTTTTGTTCCATGTTAATCATCCGTTAAATCTTTTTATACAGTCTACCAGTTCGTCTTTGCTTGAAGCCACGACGAAGCCAAAACTCTAGCTCCTCGTCGCTCCGCGCCTCCACCTCTACACGGTTATATCCCTGCAAAATCAATAGTCGCTGTAACTCCGTATATCGTTTAGCCCGTTCGCTTCGGTTAACCACGGTGAACAACAGGATGAGTGCCGCCGTCTTAGCGATGGTCTCAAGGTTTGCGCTCCACTGCGGTGCATCGACGAGGAAGCCGGTGCCCGTTACTTTGGGCGCAAGTTCAGGCTGCACCTCTTCAGGGACGCGTATAAGTTCCCACTCGCAGACACAACCCGAATGTGCGGGCAAAGGCGGAAGGAATTGTCCCTTCCGATATACGTTTCCTTCAAGGTCGGCGCAGATGGGGCATGGTCCTGTTTTGGTTAGTTCTGGATGTGTCACCCATCGTACATAGTTGATACCTGCGCTTTGTCCGTAGAACATTAGACTATTGTTTATTACTTGGTAAGTGAAGTTCTGGGAAAGCATCTCAATGCGTCTTGCGATGCCTTGTGGTGTGCGCCAGTAGTCACTTGTCGCCCGTTTCTCGTATAGACGGTTACAGTGTGGGCATGTACAGTTGTTAGCGTGTATCATCTATTATTGCCTCGAAATCTTTTATGGCTTGGTTTCTCCATGTATCGAGGCTATGCTTATTTTCGGGGGAAAGTGATACGTTTCGTTGTATGCTATAACCGAGACGGTCTCGTGTGAGTCTTAAGAGGGTGTTGTAGTGATCGCTGATTATCCGTTTACCCATCTGTTTGGCGCGTTGTTTGGTTATGATACCGAAGCGGTAGTTGATTTCGGTTCCTTTGAGGCGGCGTGTGAGGTCGGCTGTCTCCCGTTTCTGGGTGCCAGTGTCTACCTTGATTCTTCTACTCACTTTGGTTCACGTTTCCTTGGATTTGGTTCTCTTTACCCAGTTTAACCGTATCAACAGTTCGGGAATAATATATATGGGCAATGCGATTACGAGGAGTAGGATGACGATGTCTAGAGTTATCATTGTTTATTTCTTCGGCTCAACTAACTCACTTCATACCACGTTAAGACTATAGCAACTTCTGTATTATCCGCATCCACCGTTACCTTGACGAGATAATCCCCACCTTGCTTGAGAATCCATTCCTCTCTGTCGGCGGCGCTGCCCGCGAAACGTGTTTGAGCCACACCGGTTCCTCCGATTCTGCTTGCGAATAGCAGGGTTCCGTCGTTGTTAGGGGCTTGGGTGGTGGTGTCCTCGAAAGTCGTTGCTGTGGCGACGTTGATGGAATTGCGGTCGTTGTTATGCTCGGTGAGGGCGGCTCCGGCTGCTAGGATTGTGGGGTCTTCGTAGAACTCAACTAGACAAGCGGCGGATGCAGATACGATGCCTATGAGGTGTATGCGGGTTGCGGTGTCTGAGGCTGTGATGCGAACGTATTTGGGTCCAGCGTTATCCACGTCAGCGTCTACGACTGCTATGGTGTAGTGGTTTCCCTCATGGATTTCGTGGTGTTGAAAGGCTATACCTACTCTGGCGTTATCCACTCTATCAGTGGTGTTTAGATGTCGCATCCACTCGATGAGGCTACCGATGTTGTTTCTAGGCGGTCTAGGGGTCATTGGTTAACGCTCCTCTTCTTCGTCCTCTACAGGCTCCTCTTCCTCATCAGGCTCTTCTTCAGGTTCCTCCTCATAGGGCTCCTCCTCGTCGGGTGTCTCAAACCCTAGTTCGCCGAGGTCGAGCCCCATCTTCTTCATGAGTAACCCTAACTGTTTAGGTCCGATGAGACCTACAGTTATAGCGGTGCTTACGATGTTCTCCATCTGTAAGTCTTCTGCCCCCGTCTTCTCGACACCCCACACCATCTTAGGCTCAGCATCCAAGGTATTGGCTTTCATGAGGCGTCTGAAGAACCCAGCTTCTACGCCGCGCTCCACGTTCCGCTGTATGCTGTTAATGTTACGGTCCACGATGGTTGTAAGTTCTTTGGCGGAGGCTAGGGTGGCGTCTTTCCAGAAGTATAGGTCGGGGGCGTATAGTCCCTTGTAGATTAGTCTGTCTATGTGTTCTATGTAGCCTTCGTATCGTGTGTTTCCCTGTATCTCAACGATCTGGGCGACGTTTGCGAGTTCGCCTTCTTCTAGCCATCCGAGTACGAGGTCTTCGTCTACCTCTTTCTGTCCAAGGAGTTCTTTGAGTCCTGCTGGGTCGCGGGTGGTTTTCCAGATGATGTCGGGAAACATTCGTTTCTCTATGATTTTGTCGATGTTGGTTATGGCTGTTCGTTTGGTTGATAGTAGGGTTTGGACGGGGCCGATGATGCTTGTGCCGGTGGGGTCGTTGGCTATCTGGTTGTGAATGAATAGGGTTAGGTTTTCGCCAGGTATCGTTATGTCTGGTCTGCCTTGCTCCGGGTTTTTCTGTATCAGCTTCTCTATGGTGCCGTCCTGGTTTACCACGATCTCTTTAACGGTTTTAGGGTGAATAATTTTGAGGGCACATTTGGCGGGGAACTTGTTTATCTTTGTCTCGACGGGGCAGAACCCACTTATCAACATGTTCTTGCAGACGTTGGGTAGGAAGGTGTCGAGGTTCATCTCTTTGCCGAATTCGTCGACAAGCTCCTTAGCCTTTTCAGGTTCTTCTTCTTCTATGGTTGTGTGGTATCCCTGTCCTACGGCGGCTTCGCTGAGTCCGTTGACGGAGGCGAATACTACGCCGTCTGTTTCGTACCACGTGTAGTAGCCGCTGACGCCCTTAACCTTTGTGGCTACACCTCGTTCTCTGGCTTCCCTGAAACTGTTGCGTTCCTGTAGGTAATAACTGGGAACACGGGCTCCTTCAATCTTAGTTGTCGTTGACACCGTCTCTGTTTTCTTCTTATTTGTGGTATCCACGACGAACGGCATCTTATAGAACCTTCACGATTTTTAGGTTAACGATCTTTAGGGTTCGGTTTATGTCGACGCCGTTGACGTATATTTTGATTTGGTCGAGTGTGGCGTCAACGGGGATGCCGATGACTTCTATTTTGTCTGGTGTTTCTAGTTCAAATAAGGTTTCTTGTGGTTCACTCATCTATGTCTCTCCTTATATCGTTTAACTATTTCTTCTACCTGATCTAGTGGCGCGGGGGATACGAGGGTTTCTTGTCCACATACGTGACATATATATGTCATGGGTGGGCAGGTGGGGCACGCCTCGAACGGTATAACTGCCCCGCATCCATTACAGCGTTGATTCACGGGGGTTCTCCCTCAACTCGTCCCTTACTCGTTTGAATAAGTCGAACGCTAGCTCCGGGTTCCAGTTGGTGACGGTTATCTGTCTTGTCTCGCTGAGTCCCTCTGAGACGCTTATGGTTACGTCGTTGACGTTGCGTGTAATCGTCTGTTTTCCTATCTCGTTTTTAGGTATGCCTAAAACTTTACGTATTTCTTCAAACATGTTATTTACTCCAAATATCCGTGTTCCTCTCGCCACGTATTGCCCCTAGTTCTGAACACGTGTTGACAGGCTTCACACCTGATGATCTTACTATCAGGACGCCCCTCATTCAAGTCCGCTGGGCCTATGCGTATCAGGTGAATTACCTCTCCACATTTAGGGCAAACTACAAAGTTGAAGCTCATATCACTATCTCCCGTTCACGGTAAACCGTCGCACCCTCGATTCTACCTGGACGATCCTTAGCACCCATCAACCCATAGCGAAGCCCATCGGTTGCGTGATCATGTTCCTTTTTCTCGGCATCGTATATTTGCAGTTCTTCTATGAGGTTGACACATGTGGGGGCTATGTAGAGTCTGTGTCGTCCATCCCCGGCATCCTTGAATCTGCCCCCTATCTCCCTTATACCGTCATCCCGCTTCGACTTGTTTGGTTTAGCGTCTAGCTTGGCTCGGCGTAACGCGGTGATTGTCCGAGGCTCAGAAGAGTCACACCAGAACGTGCCGTCCCCGTGCTTCTCTTTCATGAGATCACATTCGGTTATCAGGTCGTCTTCGCTTAGTTGAGACGCATAAACTTCTTCTATTGCGAATGCTCTATCGTCGCCGTCCATGCCTATGGCTATGACTGCGCTGGGGTTTGTCCACCCAAAATCGACACCGTACACAAACTTCCTTATCGCGGCAGGATCATAATACTTTTCAAATCCCTGCAC